ATCCCTATCCCTCTAAAGTAATTTGTAAACCATGCTGTCCTTGATCTCGGTAATCCACAAACTAATATCATGCCTTTATCTGGCTTGCTTGTGTGAATAGGATGCTCATTTTAAGAACTGGTATTCTTTATCAGTATCCATTGCCATTATTTCAATGGTTGTTTTACCAGTTTCCATTTCAGACACTGGAAGTCCTTTTATTTGGCCATCTTTATAAACATGAACGCCTGCGGCTTCACAATCTGCTTTTCGTACTGGAACATGTAGACGACATTTAGACGCCACTAAATCAGTCGGCGTGTTTTGTAGGGCTGCACAAGCAGGTAAAAGTAAAAAAGATAAAATTATTAAGTATTTCATATTATTCATATCCGTAGGTTGCACAAAATTGAAATTTAATAGCCTGATCTGATTTAAACATAACGTCATCCGCATAAACATTCCAGCCACTACCTCCACCACTAGCATAGGTATAAATTTGAATAAGATCATCAGCAACAACAGTAATAGTGTCATTACAAGTAAGTGTCCCTGTGGTTGTTGAATGATCAGCTCCAGCAGCCACACCATTAACATATACACGGGAGTGGGCAGTGCTTACTGCATTTTGAGAAATAAGGGATACTTGTACATCAAACGAACCAGAAACTGGGGCGGTATATTCATATACTTTTGTAAAACTTGTACCAGTATGTCCGCGTCTGTATGACTTATCTAGTCCAGTTGCATGATTTACTATATATGTACCAGTTCCTGTGGTAACTGAGGGTTGAATAACCGCCCCTGCAATAGTAGCTGTAGTACTTGTCAGCGTAGTAATAGTTGCGGTGGGAATAACGCCATTTTTTATTTCAATACCTTCAATATCTAAACCAACATCACCACTTCCTGTTTGATTTATGCTTGGCTTATTTCCAGCCGCCGCGTTAGTAATAGTTATTTCATTAATAGCACTATCTACACTTGATAGTTTTAAAAGTTCATTACCATTTGTATCAGAAAGCGTCATACCAATATCAGCACCGGCTACAGAGGAGCTAACAGAAAGAATCGGAGGATTGCCCGTAGCAGCATTAGTGACTTTTAGCGTAGCCACGGCAGAAGCCGTAGTACCAAATTCTAAAAGTTCGTTTCCATTAGCATCTAAAATCTCTCCACCCGTAGCAAAAAGACCTGAATTAGTCAGATCGCCACCCGCAGTTGTTACAGGGATTTCATTAACAATAGGCGCAGCAGGAACATCAGCTTTTGTTGCAACGGCTATTTGAATATTGTTGAATTCAGTATCAACCTGCGTACCAAGAGCAACTTTACCAGGATACCCAGTTGGCAGAGCGTCTTTTGCTGCAAAATCTACTGTTTTTGAATAATCACTCATTCTTTACTCTTCCCGCCCTTAAAATAAAGGTCTATCTTGTTAAATGAAATATTGCCATTATTGATTTGGGCAGTTAATCCTACTTTTATTATAGCCCCTGTTCCACCCATTGGAAATTTTATCTTTTGCCCACTTATTACTGATCCCCACTCACCCAACCCCCACTCGAATAATCCCCATTCAGAGACTTCACCACCCGTAGCTACTTTTGAGAGTGTCCTACCACCATCCACAAAGTCGAATGCCCATGAAAATGTTGTATTAACATCAATTTCTGATCCAAAATAACAGACAGCTTCTTTCCATATTCCTTTCGTCGTCTTTAATCCAACATCCATCCATCCAGACTGATATTCAATATTGTAGGTGCTTAGATAATCAAGATACCCATTCCAAATTCCTAAAAAACCACCATCCATACCAAATATCAGATCATTATTAAGTCTTGTATGAACTGTATTGGCACTTAAAGTCCATATTGAAGGTCTAATAGCACCCTGAGAAAGCTGTGTTACATCAAAATAGAATATCTGTTGTGTTGAAGGCATGTTTAAAAGATAAAAACCATGCCGCTCATTGTATGTTGAACGGATTAATCCTACTGTTTCAGATTCCAATGCACTAGCCAAATCCTCACGGATATTATAAGAAATCTCATTAGCTGGCATTTTATCCTGGATAACTGTCCTTCCTAATGAGCGAAGTCCACCAGAACTCAAGAAAACAATATCCGTTCCGATATTCTGTACAGAATCTCTAGCTACACAACCAATGTCCTTAATAATATCAACCAATGCTATATTTGCTATATCGTCTGCACTACCGTAAATAACAATAGAGCGTTTACAGAAGATAATAAGATTATTGTTATGCGCTGCAAGAGCAACAATCGAATCTGATCCACCTGCCCATACACTTTTAAGATTGATATTCCCGCCGCTTCCTGTATCAACCGTAGAAGGAATTAGAAGATCAGAGTAATAGATGGTATTAGCATCTGAATTCACCGTCCATACACGTCCCCATGCAGCGAGAATAGCGTTTCCTTTTGGATATTGTCTACAAGTCCACGTTACAGTGTTATCTACAGTTGTACCACCTACAGTTGTTCCCCATACGGGTTCAGCACCACCAGACGTACCAGCGGTAGTGACTTCATAATAATACCCATTTCTCGCAGCCAAAGGCCGTCTTACAACATCCAGAGCATAAGCTGTACCAGCTGCCCATGCCGTAAGTTGGTCTATCAAGTATTCAAAATTACCCGTTCCATCCCACCATATAGGTTCATGACTCGCCTGAACGCCTACCACGTTTCCATTAAAATTAGCAAACTGCCATAAATCGCCTGTAACGGATACACTACCAGTACAGTCTGTTAAAGTAGTTGTTCCATTCCAGAGTTTATTACCTCCGGTAGAGACGACAATTTCCGTACCTGTTGAGGTAATGTAAGAATGGATAACGTCTATATCCGGTGTTCCAGTAGCGGCGGAAGAGTTGATTCTTGTCCAACCATATCTCGCAGAAATGCGTCCAGATCGGTCGAACATCAAATTAGATAAAATCGTGGCATAACGCGGGTCAATAACGTCGTCCTTGGCCTGGGTATTTAATCCCAAAGTGCCAGGTGATTGAAGTGTTATTGAATTTAACTGCGTCATATCACTTCCCATACTGTCTGAGGCTTGTTGCCATCAAACAACGCGATTGAATCAGCAAGGGAATTTGAAAACATCATATCTACTTCATTCGATAAAGCGCCGCCATCTTCACCACGCTCTGAAATAGCAAGAGTCCATGCCCTTAAAATAACGGGCATTTCTGGAATCTTGATAAAAGTAGAATCATCAAAAGTATTTGAAAGATCAGGTTTACGATTGTAATTGACCTTTAAAGTGTAAGAACCGTTCGATGTTGGATAAATGGCAAACGTAGTTGTTGATGCAGCCGTCTGCCCCGCGTAAGCATACCAAGATGGTTGATTTTGATCTGAATCTTCATTAAGTCTTGAGATGACTTCCTGATAATTCTTTGGAATAAGATAACTTTCTTGTGTTGAATTATAAACAGAATGGATTTGGCCTATACCTTCACCGGAATCTGTTGTAATTGTAAAAGATGTATCGCCAGCAACGAGACTGATTGACTGATTCTCATTGAGAGACGGCCAAGGATACGCATTAGCGCATTCCTGATAAGCCTGTTTGACAAAGGAACCTATAAGAGTCGAGTAATCGGTATCAGAAACAGCCGTAACCGTGTCTTCGCGTAAACGACGCAATACTTCATTGACTATCTCAAGATACGTCATCTGTAACTCCTAAAAAATCTGCCCCGAAGGGCAGAGTTCTTTACCAAGCCGGACGGCCAATAAGCAGTTTTCCTACAGCCCCATTGATAGCGGTAGCCGCAAATTCACCTGCATCAGCATGAATATACATGGAAACCGTATTAGCCGCTGTTACTTCAAAACTGATTACGCCCTGATCAGTACCATCACTCCAGTCCATATCAATCGCACCTGAAATAATATGATCACCTAAAGCAACACCCGGAACAGTCATTGTTACAGTGCCAGTATCATTGATTGCAACAGCAGTATCCTGCGTTACAGTGAATTTCACCTTCCAGATGTCTTTAAACAAGCCCTGAAACTGCTGGTTGCCAACCCGGAAGGCATTATTAACAGCTATTGAATTAGCCATAGTTTTCTCCTAAAAGCGGGGAGCCGAAGCCCCCCTTAAGGTTAGTCAGCAACAGCAATACAAACTGCGCCAGTATCACGTACTTCAGCCGTACCAAAGAGCGTATCGGCAATGTACATATTGCCCAGATATTCAGCTTTGTACTGTTCCTGGAAGCGAATATCGAGCTGGTTAGCCAGCGCGATAGAGTCTTTGTGGAACAGAGTTGCTACACGGCCTGCTACGCCACCATCAGTCGTTACAGTAACAGTTTCACCTGTTTCTGAAGCGACTGAACCCGTCCCAATGGCGGTAGATGCAAATTTAAATACATCATCACCATCAGCACTATCAAGATGGATATAAGGACAGTTGGTAGATACCGATACATCGACACCGTATAGATTACCAAACACACCATTACGGATGGTATTGCCATTACCAATAAAGGCTTGTTCAGTGAAGCGTGAGATACCCATGACGTTATTGCGTTCAACAGGAGGAATAACCAGATAACGACCAGTCATCGGATTATCATAATCATCCAGTGATTGAATAACGCGACGGATACCCGCATCAGTCAGTGCAGCAGCATTACCCGTATTGGTATTGGCTGTGCCAGCCCAAGCGGTTGAACCATCTGAACCAATGACCATACCAGCAAAGTTAGCAGCTGCCTGCATGTCTTTCAAAGCCATCCAGAGTTTCTGGTCAACTTTTCGAGCCAGTGCATAGCCAGCATCTTCCAGATATTCGCGTACCAGTGAATCAAAAGCCTGGGTAGCGACAATATCTTCAATCAAGAAGGAGTAATACCAATGTTGGTCAAGTGAAACGGTTACTTCACTATCGGTACGCTGAGTAAATGTAACAACGGTATCTTCTGCCTTAGCAGTAGCTGAACCACGAGTAGTCAAAGAAGGCAGATAGATGGTATCGCCTTTTTGACCTTTAAAATCGATCTTTTTACATTTATCAGCAAGTTGAAGGGAGGATTTATACGTTACGATAACGTCATCAATCCATTTTTCCGGAACGAAACCAGCATTAGTGCCAGTTGCTTCGGTAATACCTACGTGTAATGATCCTAAAGCCATATAATCACCTTTTTAAGTTTTTGGCTAGAGGCGGTTATTTAGTAACGCGACCCTCTTTGTATGCCAATTCAATTTCTTTACGATTGGCCTCATACTTTTGTGGATCATTTAAGCGCATATTAATGATGTCTGTTCGAGACCATGTTTTCTGCCTTGTTCCACCTGATGAAGCACCCTTTTCCATCGTAGCGGCTTTTAGGTCTTTTTCTCGTTTCCCGGCATCTGGTTTTTTGTACTCCTGAATTTCTTTCCATTCGGAAATCAATTCATCGGCTACATCCAGATCAATCGTATTCAAATCCTTGCCATATAAACCTCTGGCTGCCTGATTTGAACGATACTTGGATTTATTAACCCAATCGTAGAATTCTTTATCCATAGATTGAGATAATTCAATCAATTTACCGTGGCGACTTTCAAATTCCTTCAACGCTTCACTACGTTTCAAACCATTAAGTTCCTGTCTAAGCGAACCTACTTCATTGTTCAAAAGATTCCGAACCGCTTTCTCAGGCTCATAAGCCCAATCCGCCGGGTCTTCTTTTGGGGTTTCCTTAGCGGAAGCCCTACTAAGTTCAGCTTGCAGAAGTGTATCTACCAGTTTTCGATTCTGACCTAATTCATTGCCTAAGCGAGAATGGTCTTTCTCTAAACCAGAATACAAATCAATCATATCTTCCATTGATTTGCCCCGAAATCTGTCGGGAATCTTGGAGTCGATTGCTGTGCTGTCGGAACCCTCTGAGAGGGTATCCAATTCGTCTGTCATTGCTCTTTCCTTTAGGATTCAGCAGGGCTGTCCTGATGGGTTAAGAAAACTTAAAGGTCAACCGAAGTTTCTTTAAGTGTAGGTATTGTGGTCAGCCATTTTTTGACGTTCCACCTTCATTTTGCTTTCACGACGTTTTTCCCATTTGGCATATTCCCCAGGAAAAGAGGGATCACAGCCATCTAGTTTAATCCGTGGAGCAGAAATCACATAATGCGACTTTAATCCGCAATCTGGGCATATTGCCCGTTTTTCTCGTTCATCCATCTTGCGCATTTCTTCAAATAATCCACAAGATGGGCATTCATAATCATATAGAGGCATCATCATCCTCGTCAAAATTCCATGTCTGATAATGTTCAATCAATCCAATTGCCCATTCCAATGCCGAAACATAACCGATACGTTTTAGCATTTCATCAGATTGTGATGATAGCATAACTTTCATAGTATTATCGAAAATTGGCATGATTTTTATTGTATCTGAATCAATTTTGTGCTTACGCATGTCCTCAAGCAAGATTTTCATACCTTCTGACTTGCAAGCATCTTGTATTTTCTCAATTAATATACGTTCTTCTGGCATCATTTTTGCTTACCATACGTTTGACGATCCAATTCATTTTCTTGAACATAAGCAATGGCATTGAACTTGTTGACGCTTGATGTTTCAGCCTTGCTCTTTGCTGTAGCCAGATTCTCAATCGTTTCAGATTCCAATTTAGCAATTTCTCTCTTAACTTTCTCATTCATTAAATAAGCATTTTCTAATTGAAGCTTTTTAATTTGCTCCGCTACAGGATCAGGCTGAGGCGAAAAGCTCATTGTAATAGCTTGTTCAAGTTCTTGTTTAGCCTGGATAGACGAGTTCTCAATAAAGTATTTTAAAAGAAGCCCTTTAGCTGGAGAGTCTGGAAGTGAATTCATCACTGTTGAAAGTTGCTGTTGCTCTACCTCACGCGCCATGATACCCATTGTGGAATAAGGAAGAAGTTTATAATCCCCATAAGGATAGCGTTCGGGATCAAACTGCTGATACCGCCAGATGAATTTGTTAATCATCGGAATTAAGAAGTCAATTTCGATATTGCGCATAGTCCTTTTTGAACGCTTAATAGCCCCGGCAGAGATCATACTCATGCCAGAAGCCGTCTGGTTACGGGGTGAAATACCAACCGGGGTGGCAGAATCCATGCTGCCTGTTGCCATTTGCATCATACGTTCCAAGTCTCCGGCCTCGGAATAGGTATGGGCGCTCATTTCACCAAAATGAAATGGGCGAAGGATTGTATTTGGATCACCATTGGTCAGAATTTGGGCGCCAGGAGCAATCTTTAACTTCTGACCCCTTGGGATACGGGTTGCATCAACCGCCATCATGGGGTGAATCGTTAAAGCAAGTCCATCCTGGCGGGCACGAAGCTCTGCGTTTAAAGCTCTTTGTGGGTGCATACCCTTTTCACCAATACCACGACCATAAAAACGGTCTGGAACCGTGTCATATTGGAATGAAATAAAAGAACGATCCTTATAAATAAAGGGATTTTCATCTTTTTTGAGCAGAGCATTGCGATTTGCAATCGTAACAATGGCTTCTATGAGATCAGATTCATCGGGATCGTATATTTCATTGGCTATTTCTTGATCTAAATCATCCCCTTCATCTATTTCCATTAAGAAAATCTTAGGAATAAGGCCATGATACTCAATAATTTCCGTTCTACCACCTACGATATTTGATTTTGACTCACCAAAGGACTCTACATCCATGTCATCAGAGAAACTTCCAAGTTCTACATCAAAATAGATGCCTGATTTCTGTTTCTTAACAAC